GAGAAGCACGATCAATGCGACTATCACGCTCAGTCTTGATCTGCATCTGTGGTCCTCGGAGTATGTCGCTAAAGGTCTGAACCTCATACATTCGTTTTTGGTTATTGCTCAAACGAGTTACGACAAACGGATAGTCGTCATAACCATTAAGCAATTCGTGTTTGGCATAGCCCTCAGTGGATGGGTGGAAGACGGTGCAGTAAATGCCCTCGCTGCCATCCTCCTCGTCGATCAGACGCTGGTAGCAGTAGACCACCATGACAAGGTCGTTGTCGTCCGTAATCGGCAGGCGGGTGTCGGTCTTCAACTTCTCGCCATCGTAGTACATGGAGTCCTTGCCACGGAGTCGCTCGATAGCGTTTTCGACCCAATCCTCGTCCCAGCCCTCGTTTGCGACCTTCTTCTCAAGCTCTTGGGCGGTGAGGAATGTACGCCAGAAAATGTAGGGACTGCGCTGCGGGTCGGACACATAGGACGGGAACAGAACCTCGCCATCGGGGGCGCAGGAATGGACCACTGGACGGTCGATAGAAACCCTAGGAATCGGTATTTGGGCCTCTCCCTTCGTTCTGAGGTCTTTGAGGGCTTTTCTGGCTCTCTTAGCCGAAAGTGCGGGGTAAGCCTGAGAAATCAATCCTAGGGCCATTTCTGAGGCATTGGGGTCCATTAGCATGTCCACCATCTCTGGTGCGGCTTGCGCCACCTCGTCGAGGGTCAGCGTCTGGAGGTAGGTGCGGGACTCCCGCTGCCAACCCACATAGGAGATCATCAAGCCCTTTTCGAGCAGGTAGTTGGCTCCCAGTTCCATATGCTCGCGGAAATTGGGGATGTAGGTGGACCTCATCCACTTCAAGAAACCGCTGACCATTGCCGCACGGGGCATGGATGCCATGCTGGTCGGGAATGCCTTGATGTGACTGCGCTGGAGGGCTTGGTCGAAAAGTGCCACATAGGTGTCAATCCGCTCGCCAATGACATTGACCTCTTGGTCGCTGGCTCCCTGCCAAGGGAAGGCGTTAGCACCATTCTTCCGCAGGTCATCGGACTTCCCGTCCCAGATGTTGCGGCGATCCTCGTACGAGCGCAGGCATGACTCGAAATAGTAGTCTAGATCGATTAGGCAGGTATCGTAGGCGTTGGCAAGTTCGCCAATGTTTGGCTCCTTCTCAACATAGATCATGGCCTCGCCTTCGAGTGCCTCGTTGTCATATTCAGTTTCCATCTGTAAAGATTTCGTAGTGTTCGGAGTCTAATTTCTTGATGACCGTAATAGTCTTGCGGATGAGTCGCGGGGACATCCATGCTGGCACTTCCACGGCGATCTTTTCCCCATCTAATGAGGCATATACATATCTAGGGTTGTTGGCGAGGCTAATTACCATGACTTCCTGCGGGGAAGCCTTTACCAGCACTGCTGGAACCTCGGTGATGACTTCCGCGGTTGGCTCCGCGGTTGGCTTCTTTGCCACCTTCTTTGCCGCCTTCTTAACTGCTGTTTTCTTTGTTTTCATGGTTAATATCCTCCTTGTCCTTGGGTTGTATCAAGTACATTGAATTTGTCAAATCAGAAGAAGTCCTATTTCCTTTGCGTATACAATTGGGTCTTTTGCTTGTTTCTGTGAATTGCAATTGATGCAAGCCATTACCATGTTTGATATTTCATTTTTTCTAGCCCTTCGATTGAGTTTTATTGCAATTTGAGAATTTTTGTATTTTTCTGGGTTATTTAATTCCCATCTTCTCTTTAAAAAATTAGCTCTTTCTTTATTTTTAGCTGCCCATTTCTTATTGTGTTCAGCCTTCCATTTTTGCTTTTCATCAAATTTTTGCGGGGTTAGCCATAATTCACAATTTGGTGCAGTTGAATGATACCCCCAAAATACAAGTCCGTTTTCATTTATCGCCCCTCTTTTCAATTTGTCGTTTTTGATTAACTGAGACATTTTCAGTTTGTAGCGTTCTTTATCTATTTGCTTTGATAGGGCATGTTTCGTTTTAAATTCTTTTTCATCCATCCACCATTCACCACCCCATGACGTGTACGACCAGAAACAAAATCCATCAGCTCTTTTATGTCCTCTTGAGAAACGCATAACGAAAGGATAGACCAAGTTGACACCCGTGTCAATACCCACCATTCCCTTGAATGGTTACTTGTGAATTTCTTGAATCCAAATGATCAATATTTGCAATGGCTGCATAACGCAAAACATCAATCGGATCTTTGTGAGCTTCCTTCAGGCCACCATCGCCAGTGTACTCGCTCAGGGCTTGTATTATGTTCTCACATTCACTGCTGACGTAGAAGTGCGGTCGGTTGATAGAATCTCGCGGGATAGTTGTATCCCACGCCATTTTCCCGATCAAAGCCTGCAATCCATCGTCGATCTCCAAGCCGGGTGCTGGGATGCACACGATATCTTGGTCGTTGAGGTCTTCGATGATGCTGGATGCCCCGTCAGCAGCTTGGTACTTGGCTGCACCTAGTCGGGGGTCGATCAGTCGTTCTGCGATTTCCTCGTCACCCTCAAGGTCACGAATTAACTCAACATAGTCTCTGATGCCGAAACCTTGGCCTTTAGCTCCCTGTCCCGGAACCCATTTACCGCCACGCCATTCAGCCCAGTCACCAACGTCCACGCCGGGGTATTCCCTGTAGACCCAGAACGTCCCGCTCTCGTCCACGGCAATCCATGCCATGAACCAGTTCTTCGCGCCAGCGGGGTCGATGATGTGGTATCGTGTGACATTCTTTGTGGGAATGGTGTGCGCCTCAACAATGTTAACCTCCTTGTTGAACTTGGGAAATTTGGTGGCATGGGACTTGACTGGAACCCCATACGCACGAATTAGGATCTCCTCCCTAGGTCTCCCCACCAATGTCTCCTTGATTCGCTCGTAGCCACCGAAAGGGTTATCTTGGGAGTGGAAGTAGTGTACGGATGCGTTGCGCTTCTTACTGCGCTGCACGTACGGCACTAGCTCTCCACCTAGCAGTTCTGCCTCGCGGTTTTCAATTGTCGTAGCCCCATCCAAGTATTCTTTAACAACCTCTGTATATCCATCAATTGGAGTAAAGGTTAGCAGAAGCTTTGCATTGCGGGTTGCAAGACGGAATCGCAAGGTGTTGATCAACTCAGGGCCGCCAAGAAATTCGTCACACCAAGTGCCAATATTTGCCCACTGCGGATTACGACAACCAAGCTCCGCGCCTTCTAGAATGGTCGGATTATTCTGATACTGTGAGTAAGTTTTGAATATGATTTGAGAACCGTTTGGGAGAATTAGTGAGTTATCAGTAAATCCGTTTTTCTTCGTGTATGAGATGTAAGCATTGGCAGATGTTTGCTTGGTACGCATTTCGGCTGGAAGCCACTCCCATACTGCGCTTTGTTGCTGTCTGATGCTAACTTCAGATGTCTGAGAAAAGCACATGATCTCTGACTTTGGATTTTCAATAGCAGCCTTGACTACACAATACGATGCAAATGCAGTTTTTCCTGACCTGTTACCTCCCAGTGCCAGAACCTCAGAGACTTGCGCTAGTTGTTCTTCAGCCTTTGCCCAATGTGGAAGCCTAAACCCGTATCGGTATGGATCGTTTTCGGCATTTGAGATTGCTTCATGGTATACTCTGTGAAGATTAACCAATTCCTCTGGCTCCATCAAAACTAACTCCTCATCCGTAGGAGGTTGAAGGATAGCGTGTTTGCGCCACTCTAGCATGTAGCAAACTCCCCTCTATATTCTTTGGCTTTATCCAGATAAGCCCTTAATGCATCATGCTTGTCAGCAAATCTGCCAACATGAATTGTTTTTCTGTTAACCATTATTCGTGACACCCATGTGTTAGTGTCCTTACAAAAGCTAACGCCCTTTACTCCAGAGGTATTGTTTTTATTCTTCCCTCGATTGAACATATTTTCCGATCTACTGGCGTGACGCAGATTGCAGATCCTGTTGTCTGACTTGTTCTGGTTAATATGGTCAACATCCAAAGTAGGCCATTTCCCGTGAGACATTGCCCATGCAAGCCTATGAGCATAGAATTGAAGTCCATTTATCCATATAGATCTGTATCCTCGGCAGTTTACATTGCCGGCAATATTCCCAATTTTGCCACTTCTAGCGGTATTGACCTTCCATATAAACACTCCAGTTTCTGGGTCGTAATTCAAGAAATCGAATAATTGGTTGACATCCAGAGCATTCTCTGGTTTTATTTTTTCAGCACTTTTCATAGTAGTTTATGTTTTGTGTTAGGGCATCTTCTGGACTGCATATCCAGTTGATGCCTGTTTTTTTATCAGAACTTTATAGAGTCGTCAACCTTGTATGCGTCAGTTTCCATGAGAATGTCTATGATACGATACACGCTCCCGCATTCGTCGCATCCAAATGCATCATCCTCTGGAGGCAGTGAACCTCGGTTGCCGTCAACAAAATGAAGCTTGCTGTACTTCTCGCAGTGTCCGCAACGACCAATGCGGGGCGTGATGTACTTATTAAGCACCAGACTCCAGACCTTGGAGTCAAACTTTTCAGCTAAGTACGAGGCGTAAGCGAGAGTGTTGCACTTGTACTCCTTGCCGTCATGCTCGACCACATAGTGGCGGAATACGGGTCCATCAAACCTTGATTCTGGTTCCTGTATCATGCTACTATTTCAGCCTCGACTGCCTGTGCCTTCACCTTGCTGGCGAGCCTAGAACGAGCCTCAGCGATCATCTTCGCGGCATCGTCGATACTAGCACCCTGCCTATGCTCGACTACTGCGGTTGCCATGCCAGATAGCTGCATGGACTTGTCCGTAAGCACACCCACGGTGATTGCAAGCCTGTCTGGTGAGATGTTCTTGAGTTGCTCTGGGTCGTCGCTCAACTGGTCTGCCTTAGCGAACAGCAGGTCGGTGTAGGTCTCTGCCGCCATCGCGTACTTCTGGCTGAACTCCTTGCGTTTCGTCTCCAGAGTGTCGCTGTGCCGCCACATGAGCGACCTCACGGTGTCCCTAGCGAGTCCTGTGATCTCGGAGGTAGACTTGATAGACTTACCCTGCGCAAGGAGCCACAGGGCTTTTGCTGCTGCTTGGGGATTCCACCACTCAACACGCTGCCTGTTGCCGTGTTCCTCGGCTCGGCGCATTACTTCTGCGAACCATTCCTGATCTGGTTCTGCGGTTAGCTTATCGCTCATGGTGATTAGTTTTACTTCAGCTTCGCGGCGTTTGCAATAGCTGAAGCGTTTCCTTTTGCGGTAGACCGCTTGGGTTTTGGTGTTGATGCACCTAGTCCTTTTTTTCCTTTAGGAGCATTTTCGCTAGCAGGAGAATATCTTCCCCTTGCTTTGCTAAGTTCATTGCTTCCATAGCCTGATCCACTAAGCTGTCCAATTCTTCTTGTGATTTGATTTCCTTTGAGTCCACTTATCAGTTCTTTCTTTGTTAGTTTTTTTGCCTCTAGGCTTTTGAGATATGCACCATAACTGACTGGTTCTTTTCCAGACATTACAATTGATTGCGCCCACAATGCAGCTTGCACCTGTGCTGGCTTCCAACCTAGTTCTTTTGCGACATCTGACAAGACAGATTCTGCTTTAGCATATTGTTTTGCAGTTGGCGTATCAACGCCAAATAGCATTCTCGCAATGTGCCTGTCTACAACAACCTTAGACGAATCCCCTTCGTTAGCTGATTTGTAGTTTGATATTTTTCTACCACCAACTTGAGTTTTGTTTTTGATGGCATTAAGGTTTTTAATAACCGCTGGCAAGTATCCACTTTTTTCCTCACCTCTGAGCTTTCCGTCAAATTCTTCATTGCGCATCAATTGACCAAACGCTTTTAACGCAAGTCCAACATTTGCTTTTACTGATGCAGCCTGCGATGTGACCGCAAGTATTTCTTGGAACAACCCGGCTTGATCCCCGAAGAAATCATCTAGAGTTTCTTGGTGTTCTGAATACCAATCCTTCCAATTTGCCTGACCAAAAGCCCAGTCTTTTAGTGTTTCTTTGGTTTGTAGCAATTTTAGATTGGAGTCATTTGACTCACCCTCTGGCATATACCGAATATCCCTACTCCCCACATCAAACCGCTTGCTCAACGGGATGACATTGCCAGAGTCGTCGCGGGTGATTGGGTCTGCGGATTTGATTTGGTTGGAATCAAATACAATAAATTCTTGTTTCCCCGCATTAGTTTGCGGAGTTCCAATTACTGAATCATACCCTTGTTTTTGAATCTCTTTTTTGCGTGCTGGTGTAATTGCAGAATAAGAATAATCACCAGCATCAAGAATCAATGGATTATCCATTTTAAGATAAGCACCTAAAACATTACTACCCATTGCACTAGCAATGTTTTTATCTGGTGAGAAATAATGACCTACATGACCTTCCATCCAAGGCAGTCTATCTCCTTTAGTTTCATCAAAAACCGTAAATTTTTTACCTCTTGATCCATGCCATAAAACTCCTTGTCTATAGCCAGCCTGCTTCGCAGCCTCATCCACCATCCTCTGCTGTGCCTCCACATCACCAGACTCGACAGCTTTCATGTAGTCGGAGTCTAGTTTCTCTGGCATGAACCGCATCTGACCAGTCTGCGAAATCTTCCGCATCTTTGGGGTTATGTTCACCTTCCAGATTGGAATGCTGCCAGTTTCCGCTTCCTCACCGCTCATTATGTCGGCTTCCACGGATTGCGTCATATCTGCCTTCTCGACCTTGCCATCGAACTTCTCAACATACTTGCCAATCTCTTTCGGGAGAATGTTGTCGTAGAAGCCTTTCATGCCGCTTCCGCCCACTTTTAGGTCGTTACCCTCAAAATTAGCAGGTGATTCAAGCGCAATAATCTTGTCTGCCATGTCTTTTCCAACAACTTCATCAAGTCGTTTTCCCGTAAACTGATCTGCGGACTGATACCCGTTCACAATCCCGTTGCTATCGACCATCATTTTAAATGATGTCCCGTCTTTCTGATCAATCCGAACCGAACGAGACCCATCTGCATTAACCATCGGGACAGATATGCTATCAGCCTGCTTGCTCAAATCAAACCGATCATTCTGCGTCTCTCCAGTCGTCCACCCCACCCACTCCTTGCCAGAGTCCACAGCATCTCGGAGTGCGCGTTTGAAGAGTTGGATGGGCCAAGTGGTGCGGAAGGGTGCGTCTGCGACACTACCAACACCAAGTTCTGATCTTCCTTGATTGAATGCTTTAATGACGTTTGCTCGGCTAGAATAATTGGATGTCAATCTACGACCATCATCGTCTGCAACAATGTAGAAACTTCCGTTGTCTTGTTTAACCGAAAATCCTGCTTCTAAATCCCCACGATACCCCTTCTTCCTTCCCTCCTGATGCCTGTCAGACTGGAACTCCTCCACGAACAATCCCGGCCTGCCATCCGCATCCACACGCTCGTTTGTACGCATGTGGGCAACATAGTTAGGGATGTTTGGGAAGTGGGAGGAGGTGTAAACTGCTTTGTTAACCTCACTAGACTTGTTGTTAGCAGCCCTAGAGAAATCATTCCATTCTGCATATAATTCTGGGTGATTTTCTTCTGCCCATCGCACTTGATACAACGGATTAGTTCCTGTTGGGAAATCTGGCAATTGCTCAATTTTGCTCCAAGATTGATCTCTTAGCTGAATGGCTTCTTGCTTTGATATGCCTTTTTCAGTCGGCATCGCCAGCACCACCTCGCGGTAGTTCTCGCCGCCGGGGAGGACATATTGGGCGAATTTGGTTTCATTCCCAGTTTGATTTGCATTTGATCCCAATTGTTGATCTTCAAACTCTAATACTGCTTGCTCATAAGCATCCCAGCTTTGTGTGCGTTGAGCCGTTTTTTCTAACGCGTCAATTTCTTGTTGAGTCCAAACCTTTTTGACCCCGCCCATGGTCACTTCCTCAAACCTAACCCGCCCCTCGTTACGAAGGTAGTTAAGCAGATCCTCCTTGGACACCTTGCCGTCCTTCTCCAGACTCGCCAACGCCTGCTCTATGCCGCTCCACTTGATCTCGTCGGCCTTCACTCCACTCCCCCGTTTCGGGTCGATGGTGGCCATGATCTGCTGCGCTGTGGCGCGGGTGGGAACTTTGTCGGTGATGACGCGCTCAAGCTGGGAGTAGAACTTGTCCTCGTCCACGCCCTCAGGCATGAAGCGGGAACCTTGGCTTGGAACTGCTTTAGAAATCGGATCACGATACATGGTCTTCCTTGTCGTGTAATCCTTGTTTCTCCCTTTATTTTCAACAAAACCAAGTTTTTTGTACCAATTAGTCAACCTTTGCTTGTTTGAACCGAACTCATTTGTTGGAGATACAACAATTCTTTTGCCGACTTGATCCGCATAGTCTATGAGAATAGACATTGCCTTGTTCCCAATACCTTGATTTCTGTCTTCCTTTGGAACCTTAATTACTCCGGGTTCAATTTCATTGGATCTTTCAGACAAACCATGCTGAATCCCAAGATTATCCCATTGCTTTCTAATGTCATCAATGTTTTGAGTCTGCTCACCCTCTGGCATCGCTCGCTGGGCTTCTGGCATGCGGACTTGGCTCACTGCCTCGTAGCTGAATGGCATTGCTGCGTATTCATCTGGAGACATTGGAATTGCCTTGCTAACGCGATCTGCACGATATGTACGATAGACGTTGTCGGAGCTTTTTACACCATCCTCCAGAAGCATGGGGTTGAGTACTGCCTGCTCCTTCTTGTTGAGCAAACCAAACATCGTGTTGATGAACTTCTTGCGTTGGTCTGCCTCAACAATGCCATACTTTTCAGCAAACCAGTTAATGCTATCCTCACCCTTCTTGTGAAAGTCCATCATTGCCTGCACATCGCGCAGTATCATGTCAATGTTGCCGCTATAAAGCTTCTTGCCCCTGCGACTCTGTGCGCGTTTCTTGATGTTTTCTTGAAGCTTTGTGACAGACATAAGTCCGTAAAGGATGTTTCCATCCTTGGAGATTGTTACAGCTACTGGAACGGTGTCACGAATGGTCGCACCTTGCGTCTTGTAAACCACCTTTCCAGCCTTGTTTCTAGTGGTGGCTGGGAAGTTAATCATCACCATGCGCTGACCAGTGCCTTCCTTGACCATCTTGTTGGTCTGGCGAATCATACGCTTCTGCTCGTTGTTGAACGGATGCTTGGCAAACATCTGTGTCAGCACGCTATCAGAGACCCAGCCGGGTTGGAACTCACCATCGTCATCCACATAAGCTTCACCCTTTTCTGGAGCATAGTTACCTTCTCGCAACTTCCTATATGCCTCGATAATGGAAAGACCAGCAATAGCACGATTCATGTCAACTTCCTTTGATAGCGCAATCGGCCTACCATCCTTGAGAATTGGCTTGTCGTTAGCGTCCACTTGAATCATGGGATGCATCATCTCAACGTCGATCTCGTTGGCTGGATCGAAAAACAATGGTGCGCCAGAACCTTCCTTGTCGCTAAATAGTGGTTCAAATTGTCCCGGCATCATTCCAGAGCTACGCTTGTTCATCTCGCGGAACATCTTCTTGGCAATGGGGTTTTGCGAGACACCAAAGTCACCAAGGATTCCAACGCCAGTCACGAATGCTCCATTTGCATCAATAGCACCACCGCTCTTGAAGTGAAGGTCACGCAAGACTGGAATCTTTGGCAGGATTGTTTCCAAAATGGAACCAAGCTTCTTCCTGACCTCACCACGGGCGGAAATAGCTCCCAACTCACCAGATTCAGCCATATCCGCATACTGGTCTGAGTGTTGCTCGATGAAGTACTCTACGGCAGCTTTCTCAAGTGGATATGTGGTTTTGATCTCCGCATCGCTCATGCCACTAGCACGCATGCGATCATAATACTTGTTGGCGAAAGCTTCAAATTCTGGGTCTAGTTTCCCATCTCTAGACCTAAAAAAACCACCAACAGAATTGGTTTTTGTGTCACCAAGGAACATCGCGGCAATGCCGCCTTCCATGTTGTTCTTGATAATCGTGTGGTGCAGCGTTTCGTGAGCCACCAGTGCCTTGAGTGGGTTGGTGGAGTAAATGTTGATGTTTGCCGTGTTGCTATTTGGATCGTACTCGCTGCCACCAGACTCAATGAAGTTGTAGTTCAAGGTCGGATTTGCCATCGAGTAGGTCGCTATTGACCTTTTAATGACGGGCGGGAGTGCCTCAAATCTTGCCTTCTGGTTAGTGTCAACCAATCCCTGTCTGAAGTTGATCTCATCTCCAATGGCAAGCTCACGCATGCGTTGCTTGGTCCCCATGAATGCACCACCACCAGCGGCAAATGCACCACCCAGAACAAAGGATTCTGCTGCGGCTCGCGTCATTGTCTGCGGACGCATTTCACCACCATCCGACAAATACTCGAAAAACAAGTCTGATGGGTATGCTGCCACAATACCACGACCAGTTCGGCGCAGTACGTCAGAGGTAGCACCACCAAGCTCAAAGATGTTGAACGTGTGAGAGAGTCCTTGTCCCAGCGACTTTGGAGCGGTGTGATAGGCTACACGCTTCCAGAATGGAATCTGACCACGCGCATTCTTCATTTCCCGTCCAACGTATTTAAAAATCTTTCCGTACTCGGTCAAGAACTTGCCAGTCTTGAGTGCTGCGGCACCTGCGCCAATTGCACCAACTATTGGGTTACCAGCTAGTCCCACAACACCTGCTGCTCCAAGTGCGGCATTGTAAGCTTGGTCCATACCACGCTCGCTCAGGTAGCCAGTCACGGCATTATCTATCTTGGATATAGTTTCTCCAGTACCTTCCAAAATAGAACCCATGACACTTGCTGGCATTGCTCTCACCTTGGCTCCAAGTTCAGCGGTCTGAACTACCTTCTTTGCATACTCTTCTGGAATGCGTGTTGCCAAACTTGCACGCTTAGCGGCTAGTTGATCGACACTTGCTATGGCGTTAGGCATTGCAGCCCTAACCTCGTCAGCACTCGCTGTGATACGTTGAGCGACATCCATCGCCTGTTGCGATCTGGCAAGCAACTCTGGGTTGGCTCCAGCCCTAGCAGAGATATCAGTAAATAGCCTTTGAGCTAGCGGAACAGCTACAGCTTCCTTCTTGAGGATAGCGTTTCCAGCCTCGACAATGGTTTGAGCCTCGTTCAACGCCTTCTCTATTTGAGCGGTCTTCCCAAGGATTTGTTGGGCCTTGATGATTGCCCTAGATGCTATTGGTGCGGATGTTGCTACCTTAAATGCTTTGGCTGCTGGCATTAGGTTTGCTGGGTCTCCAACAAGTTCTGTTACAGCACTACTTCCAGCATATCTGCTGTTGAACCTTTCCTCTCCAAGCACATTCTTGGCTTCTTGTGCAACTTTAGTAAAACCATCAAGTCCAGTCATTGCCTCTGCAATAGCACCAACTTCAAGATCGCGCAGGTTTTCGTTAGCAGTCCATTGTCTTTGTCTTGCAAGGTATAGGTTTTCCTCTGCTGCATCCTTCATGTCCTGCATTGGAACACCAGTTGCAACAGAAGCACCGTCATATAATGCCCGTCCAGCCAAACCTTGCAGAATGTCTGCATACCCACCTACTGCTTGAAAGTTTTTTGCAACTTGCTCCAATGCGGCAATTTGATCAACTTGTAGTTCCGCTACAGTTTCTTTTCCAGAAACAGTTTGTCTTGCTACATCTGCCAACCCAGAGAGACTGGTAAGTTTTTTGGACAACTGATATGAATTATACAATCCACCAATGATGTTTTTACCAAATCCAACAACCGCATCAAATATCTCTCCGTCTTTAGCTTCTGGCTCATCCAAATTGTCGTCATACCAAACCTTGAATGCACGATTGTTCTCTGGCTTTTTAAGCTCGCTTCTAGGCATTAGATAAGCCTGACCCTTTTCGTTGATCGTGCCGTCCTCGTTGAATACCCCAGACTGCTGGAGGTTGTAAAACAACTGACCCCTTTCGGTTGGATTGCCATCTTGATCTACCAATCCCAATGCACGAACACTATTTGCGTTTAGCGGTTTAGAAAAAACTTCCAGTGGTGATTTTGCGATTTCACCAGCATCGTTGCGTAGCGAGTCAACCTCGGCTCCGACAATGTCCGTTACTGCTTGCTCGTATGGTGTAATTGACACCGCATCCCTGCTGAATTGCGCTTGTGCTTGATTTGCAAATTCTGGATAAAGATTTGGATCTTCCTGAGGAACAGCCATGCTTTCGCGTGCTGGAGGTGTTGCAATATCCGCAACCTCCTGTTGCGGTTGTTCTGCGTAAGCATACCGCTCCAGAGGAGTTAGGTCTGGAAGAACTGGTGCTTGAACAGGCTTGTTGTAAGCCTCAACAATTGTTTCTGGCTGAAGAACCTCTAGTTGACCAAGAGTCCTTTGGACATCCTTCGCAAACAAATTGAGTCCGCTTTGGACGTTTTTGTTGAATTTTGGTTTTTCTTCTTCAGGAACATTGAGTGCCATTACCTTAAAGGTGTTTTATTTAGTAAATTTGTTGAAGTAGGCGTTAATACCGCTAACTGTTTCTTCTTTCTTTTCGTCCACCTTGGGAATCTCTGGGATCTCAAGGTCAGAACCAGTAGCTTTCTTATAGGACTGCATCTGATCAACAATGTCACGTCTAAAGTTCTCAACAGATTGAAGAGCTACATCTTGTCTCTTGGTTAAACCAAGTGGTATTAGATATTTTTGTGCGGCTGCGACTTCTCCTTCTCTTGCGACAGAGCTTGGATCAACCGTCTTGGCATAGGCAATTGCCATTTGGTACGGAAGCTGATTCAGCCTAGCTTGAATCTTTGGATCACCAAGCAAATACGATTCCCATGTTCCACCCTCTTTAATTGTATTGTACAATTCATTGCTGTATCTTATAGCGGAATTTGCATTCTGCTCAAACGTAATATCTGCGGCAGATTTCTTTGGTGCTTTGTCTGCCTCCTTTACCTCAAGAATTGGAAGAGATGACTTGGCAACCTCCCTAGCCTTATCTGGATCTACTTTAGCAAGTGTCGAAATAGACTCCACTAGAGATGGGTCAAATTGATTTCCGCTCTCAGCAGATTTTTTAGCAAGTTGATTTAATTCAGCAATGGTAGCAGCCGTAAGAGCTTCTTTCTTAGCAGTGTCTTCAGCAGTGGTATCCTTGGGTCTTGTCGCACCCTCACCCTTAATGTTTGAACTATATAGTTTAGCGATTTCCTCGAAATCACGATCCATTGTACTGAAGTTTTTGCTTTGGATTTTATTTATCAATCCTTGTGCAAAAATATCCGCTTCTTCCTTAAATCCCCTAGCTCTTAAAAGATCAAGTCGTTGCTGCGCGTTTTCAACTTGAGACTTGGCTTGTGGACCTGCGTTTGGAACAGTTTGTATAAATGACTCTAAAATATTCATAATTATTGATAAGGATCAAATCCACCACCACCTCCGCCAGAAGATGATCCGCCACCGCCGGATGAGGCAAGTTTTTGCTGTCTAAGATTCATCATGGCATTCTGGTTGATCATCTGGTTCACTTCAAACCCAATCTTCATCGTACCAAACAGTCCCTCAGCAGCGGCAACACGCTGAGACAATGGAAGTTCTTGGTCATCAATCACCATTTTCAGTTCGCTGATACCCGGAACTAAGTCTGGTGCTTTTGCCTCAAGCAACCCTGCAATGCGACTAGCAGTGTTGACAGAGTTAACCTTTTCTTTTTGCTGTTTGAAGTAGTCTCCAGCAGTTTCAATTCCTTTGACTAGTCCTTGCGTGAGTGCAGCATCACCCTCGCGGCGTATTTCAGCAGCACGGGCATACCCAGAGAAGTCTTGTGCCAGTAATCTAGGGTCTACAGACCATTCGTAACCGTTCATATTATTTTATGCTTTTGCTCCGTAGTAGCTTCCAAGTGCGTTCAAACCAGATCCAAGGATATTGCCCATCATCCCAGTTTGAGATGCGTAATTAGATGAAGCAATTTGCGCGTTAGCTGCAGCAGCTTGTTGTGCATTTGAACCTTGTTGAGAGGCTAGATTGATCGGCATGCTAAGTAGGGATAACCCCGGAGTGGTGTAGAACTGACCAGCAGCATTAAATGCAGCAGTTCCAGTGGCGGCAGCGCGAGAAGCTAAATCTGACTCTGTACCAGCAATTCCAAGAAGTTGCTTTAATCCAAATTCACGCATTCCAACATCTTGAGCAAAAAGGTTCTGTCTTCTTGCGAGTTCCCTATCTTGTTCTGCAGCAAGCTGCGAGTACCTTGCTTGTTGAGCTGCAAGTTGTTGTTGCAATGCGCCCATGCCTTGACCATACGCAGCCTGTCCAAGTGTCGCAGCTTCTCCCCTTCTTGCTGCCATTGCGGCCTCACGATTCATGATCTCAGCAGCAACCCCAGCGTTACCGCCAATGCGGCCAGATGCAGCGGATGCCTCTCTTGCGCTTTGCTGGGCCGCTCGTTGTTCTTCCGCCGAAAGTACACCTCTACGCGCAAATGCCTCCTCTGCCATTGTTTGCGCC